AATGCTGTCAAGCATCTGTTAAGTAACATAATATAAGTTATGCAGAAATCAGATCACTACTCGATTTGCGTACAAGCAAGCTTACGCAAATCTGCGTGGCTATGACTTATCCACGAGGACTAATTCCATTCTCCATGCAAACTTGTAAGTAAATATTGAGTGACTTTTCTGCTTTCTGGTATAAGTCTTCAAGATTTGCTGCATAACAGTCCGCACCGCTATTCAAACCTATAAATTGGCCATGAAATTGGTGAATATCTGAGTCATATGAAATCTCAAGGATATAACCATTAATATTCATAATATTACTCTTCTTACACATTGTTGTGCGGTTCTTGCTCTGTAGGTAGTTACAACTATTCAATTTATATCAGTTCGCAAGTTTCACTTTATTAACGTCAACTCTTCGAGATTGACCTTAATAAAGCGATTAAATTGTTCCTGGTGACAGAATTTGAACCTGTGATGAGATATAAATAATAAGAAACACTATCACGATTAATATGATATAAATTTTTCTCATCTTATTTTGCCACCAAGCTGATATGAAGTAATTCAACGCTAAAGTTCTGATTCACAATGTTAATTAAGGACTCAATCGTATTAAATTGCATAGGTTCAAGGTTTGAATTCGCTAAACGACCAGAGCCATATGGTGAGTAAAATCCTAAATACCATTTAGAATATTTTTTAGGCTTATGTGGAATGGCAAATACCCTAAATTGCTCTTTAGATAGACTGTAAAAGCGCTTAATTTCTTCAAGTTTAAAGTCAGAATGTTCCATTTAATCTTTCCTAGAGATTTTGTTGCGATGTGATAACTTCGGTATTTTCTTGATTACGTTCAATTAATCTTGGATTTCTGGATGAGCTCATATAGATTCCAGGATTTTTGGCATATTCGAAGCACATGGGTTCATTGTATGAAATAACTTCACCATATCCATTTCTAGCAACACATTGATTTCCACTAACAATGACTGATGCAACCCTAATAACTTCATGATCTTGATTGCCTTTTATGGTGCTACCATTTGTTTTATTAGAAGAATTCTTAGAAGTAGATGTATTTTCATCATTATTCAAATCAAGATCTGGAGCTTTGCCAATTGATTTAATTGCTTCGGTGTCCGTAGCTTTTTTTGCAATATCAATAAAACCACTAGCTAAAAACAGTTTTATTGCAAATCCCATCATGATAATAATTGCAATCCCTGCATAAATAAATTTTCGCTGAATTTTAAAACTCATTGATGTATGCGCTGATGCGCTAGTGTATGCCTCGTAATATTTTTTATGATATTTAAAGATATAACTATCATGATGCTTGCCTGCATTAGCTGCTGAGTATGGGTCGTTGAAATATTTATCAAAGACATAAACTGTTGCAAACGGAGGTTTATTTTGTGGACGTTTCACATAGTACATTGCATCTAATAAATTGCGAGTAGAGTGCTCTACCCTTTTAAAATCCTGAGTTATCAGATATATATCAATATTACGGTGACCATGAATTGTGAGCTCTTTAATCATTGGGTTCTGAGAAGGTCGGCTAGACGTAAATTCATATTCTTTTCTAAAGTGCACCTCATCATAGAAAATCACAGAACCGTCAGGGACATCACGCCAATCATCTGGCGATTTGATGACACCATTTAAATTTAAACCATCAATATCAGCATAGACTGGTCTTATTTCCTCTTTCTTTTCAGGATCTAGTGTACCTCCATCCTCAATTTTCTTTTGGTACTTAGCATTTAACTCTAACTGCTTCATTATCAGTGAAACAGCAAACTGTGTTTTTCCTTCTCTAGGTTTTCCGCAAATGCCATATAACATAGTTATGTTCCTTTACGGAAAGCTAAATTTTTAGCTCTTAAAGTCATTTTTATAACTAGGGCACTAAAAACAATAGATAAACCCACATCAAATCCAGCAATTCCTAGTAAACCAATGACATCACCAAGTGAGTTATAAGACTGTTGTGCATATTCAATATATTTATGGATTAAAGTTAAACTGATCGTTGTGCTAACGATGCCTATACCAAGCCCTTTTAAGATGGTTTGTCCTGATTTAGATAAAACTACATCCGCAATTTTTGTAAGCAAGGAAGCTAATGACATAGATTCAATCCTCACTCGCTTTTCTTGAAGTGCCTGTTACGATAAAGGCAGCAACCACCCAAGCTATTAGAATCACTGCTGGTCTTGCTTGATTTGCTAAAGCACAGAATGGTTGGTAACTCAATGTAATATGGCTATTTAAATTTGCGATATTTATAGGAATTTTATTGTCTGCTGGACAATAAGCATTACCTTGAATATATGAGACTTTCATACTATTAAGTAGATGATCTAAGTTTTCTTCTTCAACTTGCTTCTCAGGCTCTTCTACATTTTCTGGTTCAGCTTTAACCCAATCAATAAATTCACATACCACATTAAACCACTCACACGCTTCGGGTAATTCTGATGTTGATAAGCCTGTTGGATTTCCATCAGAATCCAATACTGGTCGTGTTGTGATTTCTTTGCTTACTTGGCTATCAAAGTCTTTTTCTATTTCTGTTTTTACATCCGGATCAGCAAATATATCATTCCAGGGAAAGTAAATTTCACCTGCATGATCATCTACGATTTTGTCTATATCAGCATCAGATAATGGTGATGGTTCACTAGATGGATCTGGGTTCGGACTAGGATTAGTTTTGGTTGGTTTGTAATAGATAGAGAATGTGCCAGTATCAGTTTCACCTGTAATTTTATGTATAGAAGAATAAGGATGTTGGAAATAACCTTGTCTTGGGAAGTTCGTGATATTTAAGTAGTCATAAGGCTCTAAAGCATAATTTCGATATTGATCGGAAGGAATAAGCGCACATGATGCTGTTTTAAATGGTGAATTAGTGACACATTTAGGATTGCCAACAGTTCCTGAGTGAAATTGGTAATCACTGTACGTTGTATTTTGATCTGGTTTTTTACCCCACTTACCATTGAAGAACTCAAAGCCTAGATAACCTAAAAAGGCGACTAATGCTGCTGAACCTACTGCTAACTGTGGATTTCTAAGCACACGAGATCTTAATGATAGCTTTGCTAAATTGTTTGTTTTTAACGTATTGAGTTTATATGATTTTTGATAAGTACGATCATTTACAGCATCGCCATATTGATCAACTTTGTGGCCACTAACTTTTAAGGTTTTAGTAGAGTTGTCGATAGCATATTTTAAGTCCCATTTTTCAGCAGCACCTGCATAAATAGAATTAGACCATATTCCAGTAAGTATTAAAGATATAGCTAAAAGAGTTTTTAAAATATTTTTAGAGCGACCAGTATCCAAATCAGTAAGCATAAGTATGCTCCTAGTGTATCTATATCCATTTCGTTTCTCTCAATTAATTCATAGAGTTAAGTAGAAATGAGATAAGGGAGAAATTGCTCCGTTGCTGCGAGCCCTCGCAACCATCGCAATTTACTCCCTTATAGTTTGATTACATTGCAGTTTTAACCCATTTAAAGACTTTCGCAGTCACGAACAGAGATAAGACCGCTAGACCAATTGCAGATACAGTTGCAATTGCACCTGTGATGGTTTGGATTACTGTTGATACATCGACACCGCCCTCAGCTGCAAATACAGAACTTGCAGATAAAGCGATTCCTGTTACGACCATTTTTTTAATGGTCTTTGTTTGTTTGGGAATCAACTCTACTCTTAAAGATTGAATACCTTGATTCTCTTGTTTTGGATAAGTTCGTACTTGTGACATAATAAGTCCACCATTTAATAACGCCTGATGGCGTTTTTGGTTTGGTTAAAGACGAACACCGTTGCAAATACAAGAAGTATTGCAGCACCGATTGAATTTGCTTCGGTGTAAGTCAACTTAGGGAGCAACGATGGTTGCTCTACCCACTGAACACATGTTTGTGTTTCATTGATAGTTTTCAAATCTGAACAAACATATGCCATTTCTAAATTCCTTACATTTTTTCAAGTTGATGATTTACCTTCCAAATTAATGTCTTAAGATCATTAATTTCTTCATTTGTTGTTTCATCACTGTCTTGAATTTCTTCTAAATAACCTTCCAGTACAAATTGGATTCTGGTGTAATCATCTTTACGTAATACACCTATCCGTCTGTCATAGTTCACAGATGCATGAAGTGCATTTCGACGCCTAAAATTAAATTGGTTCAATATCGGTCAAGATTACTTTTGAAGTTTTTCCATTTGTTACGGTTTTAAATGCAACCTCGGCATTAAATGGGAAGTCGAGATGAGCAATTTTGTTGTAATTCACTGAGGTGCCCCAGTTATATTCAATGGTGGCAAATCCCATAGCATTCCCAGTACTCGAATCTAATGGCGCCTGTACATATACAACTGTTTTGTCATATTTATTTCCATTGAAATCACCTACAGAACGTTTTGCACCAGTGATTGTAAGCGTTTGATTATCTGACATAATATTTCCTCATTAAACGACCTTAAACTTAGTCCCATGCTGGTCTAAATAAACATGGAGTTATGCAACTTTCAGGAATTGTGATACTGGTTCCTGATACCAGTCTGGACGTTGTGAACCAAAGTCCACATCCACAAAGCGAAGCAACGGAACGATATTGGACTGTGCTTCGCCATGTAAATTTTGTAAAAATGCTTTAGAAAAGCCTGCATCTTGTAATTCTTTGATATGTCTATAGAAAGTTTGATTTCCGTTATGCATTTTCTTTAATGCGCTATATCCTTGTTCTCTCAAGGAAATATAAAATAGAAGTAATTTATGAGCTTTGGAGTAACTAATATTCCCTTTAGGAGTGAGTTTGAAATGAACAGATTTAAGTTGTTCTAGTACAGAATCATCATCAGTAATTTTCATTGTTTGACCCTCGAAAGCGGCAAAGATATCTGACGTGGTTTCTTTCCATAATTCAGCACATAAGGAACGACCTTGATTTTTTAAGTCCTGTTCATATTGAATTAGATCAGTTAATAGAAACGGCAATTCACGTCTTTGTAGCCAACGCTTGCAGATAGTAGATTCGAAACGGATAAGACCCTTAGACCACTCAATTAGCCTTGGATCAGACATTACGTTGTAGACTCTTAAAGCGACTTCATCTCCAGCGTCAGCTTTTTTCTTGTAATCTTGCATTTGTTTTTGATATTCAATTGCTTTGAGATATGCCTTTAAGCGTTTTAGTCTAGAATTTTTTGCACCCCAATAAGCTGTAGTTTGATATTCATCGCCCCTCGCCTTTGTTTGCCCATTACTTACTTTTTTCAGCATGTCCATAACTTGCTGGGCTTCATAATCATTTTTTAAACGAGCTGAATAAGTTGCATCTAGTTCCCATATTTGTGTTGATTCAACTTCAAGCATTGAAAATAACTTTGGATATGCCTTTTGTAAGGTCGTCAACATTTCAGCAGCCCCTTGAGCAATATCTGTTGGGCCAAATAAGTTATGTCCCTGGAGAAGTTTTGCTGGAGATGCCTTTATTTCTATATATGGATAATGATTACAGTCATGGAACACTTTAAATGCCAAAGGTGTATATGAGCTTTCAAGGGATTCAAACGGATGATAAATTTCATCTATTTGCCAATCTTTCCAGAATCTATCTTCATGCTCTGCTAAAGCGACTGCCCTAGCCCCTAATGGAATTCCAAGTTTAAGAACATCAAATAGCATTCCTTTATGCTCATGCTCCATGGCATTTTTTGCAGTCAAATAGGCTGATGCCCCAGTTACATACTGAGGCTTAAATGGTGTCATCATTCTTAGCCTATCCCACATAATTTACTTGTTTAAAAGTTACCAATAGAAGTAAAACAATTAAAACAATTTAAAAGTAACTTTACAATCTAAAAATAAAGGTAAAATGTAAAAAAGTAACTTTGTTTATATGAGTACTATGTGAATGGCTAAAGTCTATAAAGTCCGAGATGAAGAAGTAGAGGCAATTAAAGAAGCCTTGATGAAATTTGTCATTGATAAAAAAGTCTTAATGAAAGAATCGGATGTGATCCATGCATTGATTAAATATCATCTTAAAAACTTAAAGTCTGAGGAAGTTGTTCGCTATCGAGAAGATGTTTTAGGTAAAGATGACTAATCTTAGTCATCTTCTAACCAATTAAATTGCATGATAATTTTTATTAAATGAACTTGCTAAGTTACGGTGACAATAAGATATTGCATCAGATTCAAGTTCTTTTGAATTTCCATTTATTCTAATTGCTTCAATTAGTGCGCGATATTCAAGAGCAGTTATACGACGCGCTAACCTATAAGGCTCTTTCATGCCTTTCAAATGATCTTGAACAGAACTATGATTAAAGTTTTCGTGACCTGTCTCCCAATCCATGTACTGAATTAAATCAGCATCATTCATATTTTTTATAATGAGAGAGTATTCAGATACTTTTTTTTGGAAATTTTCATCTGTTATTAGGTAATACTGAAAGGATGAGTCTCGCCCATCATAATCCACTACATCAAGCTCTTTGATATACAAGGCTTGCAAATCAGTCCCCCACTCTTTGGGGTTGGAATATTCTGAATTTACGAAAGGAGCATTCTCAAGTTGGTTATTTGTACGCTCAGTGAATTTTAAAAATGCTTCTGTATCAATTGATAAATTAGTCATAGATAGTCCTCAAAATTATTTTATAAACAACTTTGAATTATAAAACCAGCTATAAAGACGACAAAAGTTTTGTACTAATTTCAACCATAGGAGTTGTTGGAGAAATATGTCTTTTATGGGTGATTAATCTCAAAATGAGACAAGAGTCCACCATTAGATAACGTGGACTCTTTTTTGTACAAATAAACATCAACAAAGTAATTTAAAAAAATTAACCACTTGAAAATTAAATTAATAAACAGATACTAAATATCTCAATAACTTTATAAGGAAAATAAGTGGAAATTCAATTAACAGATAAAGAACGTTTATTCTTGGCTAATCAGCATGAGATTCTAAGTTTTTTAGACAAAGATAATTCAGAATATCATTCGAAACTTGCCGAGCAATTGAAACGTGGTCATAAATGGTTGTATGAACAGAGTTTTGATTATTTCTCTGAAAATCTTTCAGAAGAAAATGCACAATTGGTTTTAGATATTCTTCAAATCTATGAAATGCTTCAAGATGCTTATGATTCTGTTGTAGATAAGACAAAAGTCTCCGCAGATGAAATTAAATTCCCTGGATTTGATGGAAATAATGAACCTGAATTCATGGGTTTTGTTGACGCCTTGAAGAAAGATGATCGCTATGTTGATGTTATTGAAAATGGATATAGAAACTCTCATTCACAAAAGATTCATAGATATTCAATTATGATCACGAAATGGGAAGAGTTTGGTAAACCTTATAGCCTTACAAATGATCAAGTGCTTGAAATTTTGGGTAAATAATCATTTACACTAGTCATTCTGAAGTCGCATAACTTCATTTTATGTTAAATAACATATCTACGACAGCACCCTAATTTAGTTGCGTTACCGCAACTTCATTTCAATCGTTGGTGCTGTGCCTGACAGCTTATGTAACAAGTGACAATGCTGTCAAGCATCTGTTAAGTAACATAATATAAGTTATGCAGAAATCAGATCACTACTCGATTTGCGTACAAGCAAGCTT